AAACTACTCCAACACAAGTTGGTGCTAAGCCAGAAGAAAAGAAGGGTATCTTTGCTACGATAATGGAGGGATTGTCATCTATCTTTTCAATGAAGGGTGCTTTAATAGCTGGTATATTGGCTGTATTAACTTTAGGTATTAAAGAATATTTTAGTAATGATGAATTCAAAGGAAAAGTGGATGCTTTAGTTTCGGACATGTTTTCCACAATTAAAGGTTTCTTAATTGAATATTGGAAAGAAGTAGCCATTGGACTTGCGTTATTATTTCCATCTGCAACGATGACTTTAATTTCTTCAGGGATATCAATATTATCCAATGGAATAACATTACTTTCAAAAGCAGTTACGACACTTGCACCACTATTTGCTGAAGGTTTGACATTTGCAGTTAGAAGCTTAATTACTTTGTTATCGGGACCAGCTGGATTAATTATATTACTTGGTGGAGCTCTTTTTGCTGCTAGAAAATTATTTGACCAAAATCAAGAAGAATATCTCAAACTAGCCAAAGAGAAAAAAGAAAAAGGTTCTCTATCAGAAAAAGATGAAGCTAGACTTAAAGAATTGAATTCACCTACAAATGAAGCAGCTGCTGAAAAACAATTAGGTTATAATCCAATTACTGGTAAAGTAGTTACTCAACAAGAAGCTAATAGGTCAATGGACCAAAGAGGTGTTGATAGTCGAGCTACGGATGCACAACTGAGAGATCAAGCTACTGAACAATTAATGAATGAGGGAAATAATAACCCTTCTCTTAAAGATATTAATACCAGATTTGAGAAGTTGAAGAAACAAAGAAATGCAATGAATTCTGCACCTAATGAGAGCGGCGCAGAAACTGCTAGATTAGCAGGTAAAGTAACACCAGTTACTCCAACTCCAGCGGCACCTTCAACAACACCAACAGCTGTGCCTTCAACAACACCAGCTCCTTCTGGTGATTATGCTTCTAGAATTGGTGGTAGAGAATCTGGTGGAAACTATGATACTATATTTGGAAAAGCAGGCGGTGCTACAATAAACGGAAAATTAGTTACAGAAAATACCATAGGTGAAGTTGCTGCTTGGCAAGCAGGTGAAAGAGAGAAGAAATCAAATAAACAAGCTGCTGGAAAATATCAATTTATGGATGTTATTGCATCTGCTAAATTAGCAGGTCTTGGTCCAAATGATTTGTTTAATGGACCTAATCAAGAAAAAATGATGGTAGCATATACAGAAGCAAATGCTAAACAATTGAGAGCTTACGGACTACCAGATACCGAAGAATATCTATCCATGGCTCACGCTGTTGGTGCAAAAGGCACTAAACAATTAATTGATGCACAAAATGCTGGCATGGGTGACTCAAATTCTTTAGATATTTTGGGACTTAAAGGTGCAGCTGCAAAAACTAATCCGCAATTAAATACAAATGTTGATACAACTATAGCTGCATTAAAAGGTGGTGGTCCAATGGGTCATGGCAGTGGTGCAATGTTAGCTAAAAACAAAAGTGGTATTACTTCGGCATCAGCTTCAGCACCAGATTTTAAAATGCCAACAGTAGGCACATTAGCTGCAGCTGCACCAACTGTGGGTGATATGATTACATCAGCAACTTCTGCATTTGGTGATATAACAAGAGCGTTTGATACTGCTATGGCTTCCGTTACAAATATCACAAATAACAATACACAAGCTGCAGCAGCTGCTCAACAGTCACAAGGTAACCTGCCTTCTGTTTATGATGATGTGTTCTTAAATCTATTCCAACGAGTGTCATAAAAAACCCCGCACTAGGCGGGGTTGCACTTGCATGGGATTAGTTTAATCTTGGTCAGCAAGAGACTTGAAATAATCCAAGTCATCATCACTTTCCGAAATCTTAGAATCTAATACAGACACATCATCTTTGAATGATGCAACAGTATCTTCAGCTTTAGTCTTGGCGATAGGTGCGCCTGTGAAGCCTAGAACCTTGTCCAAACGACTTTTCAATTGGTCAAAAGGTTTGAAGTTTTTCTTCTCTGTAAAATCTTTCAGAGAATACTCTTTCTTCCACAATTCTTCCAGTTTCTCATCGTTGCCATCCAACAGAGCAGACTTATCAGCAAATTCTGATTTGTCATAGTTGCGATAGCCTTCGACATTACGAATCTTCAACTTGAAGTTAGCACCTTCCCACATATCAAATGGGTTAACTGGTGTTTCATCAGCAAATTCAGGATTCATTGCTTCTGTAATCTTATCAAAGATTTTCTTACCAAACTTATACAGTTTGATTTGTCCCTCATTAGAAGGATTGCTTGGGTCTGAAACCACAAGAATGTTTGCTAGATAACTCAGCTTGCGTTTTTGTTTACGAGCAACATCTTTGTTTGCTTCGATACCTGAGTTCCACAATGTGTTATTGTGTTCACAAACAGGACACTTCTCATTAAGAGTGGTCAAGCAGTTATCAATAAACCATCCGCCTGGTCCTTGAAAACCATGGCTGAATGTTCGAACCCAAGGAAGTGCATCATCACCATCAACAGCAGGTGCTGGCAAGAAACGAATAATGGCCATGCCATTACCTGCCTTGTCAACTTCTGGTTGCCAGAAACGATTGTCATCTTTGGAGTTTTCGGTGCCAGCTGATGTAGCCTCGACCGCTTTTGAGAGTTTCTCAAATGAATTGCTGTTACGCTTTAGATTTGCAAATGAAGTCATATAATTTTCCTTTGTATAGACGTAGTATTAACGGAGTATAGTAGATTATCCACATTATTCATAATATACTTTATTTAGTATTTTAATCAAGCAGAGTCCTCAGTTTTGCCAGTGTTACATTGATATCCTTGTGCAAAATACCAACACCACCAGCGGCATTAAAATTAACGATAATGTCTTCAGTATCATCAATTAAAATAGTTTCAGGTGTAGCATATGCTGTTTTATGCTTTCGGCCTGGAACAATATTGGCTTTGTAAGGTATACCTTTGTCACAAAGCCAAACAACTTTCTGAGCAGCAACTTCTGAATGGAATTTTTCACCACCAGATGAAGATAGAATCTCCACTTCCCAGTCAGTTTCGTTTTGAATAAAATCAAGTAACTCTTTTCCACCTGGGAACCATTCAAGGCTTTCAAAGTTTCCATCCATAATAAAGTTAGGCCAATTGGTTGTGAAGTTTTTACGGTCACGAGCACCAAGAGCATCCTTACCATACAGCTCTGTGAATCGCTTCTCAAAGTTGCATAGTACACCATCCATATCCAGGTAGAGTTTAGTCACTTTCATTTATTCAATACTTTCTTTAGAATGAGCCTATATTTTACATCATCCTTAGGAAGAAATGCGGCATACTTGAGCAATTTCAACCGATAATTTGGCCAATGTATAGTATCGGCAATCTTCTTAGACCAAACGGGTACGAATCCCATTTGATTGTTTAATAGGCAAACAGTTTCTATTGATACTTCTTTCCTGAGTGCTTTTCTCAGTAGAGTAGGATAGTCATCACCAACACGCAGGATAGAGTTTGGATCATCAAGTCCATCAAAGAGGTCACGACATTCATTCTCAAAATTGTATGACATTGATTGTATGACCTTCTGGTGCTTGCGATAATTCACTTCAGCATCTTCTAGTAATAATGAACCAACCCAAGCCTTTTCATCTTCTACAAAATTAGCAACAATGAAATCAATCATGTCTTCTTTTTGTACAAGACGGCGAGATAACTTATAGAAATGGTATTTGTCTTTACGGTTCTCAAATGTAGTTACACTAACATTGGTTTTACCATTGTATTTGAAAAAATCATATGATTCTTGTGTGAAATGTAATTTGAGAGCCTGATACAAACTGAATGTTTCGTAGCCAGTCATATAGGCAATCTAGAACCTTTTTCTTTCAACATGTTATTATCCATTGCATCATTCTCAATCTTAGCCTTAAGGTTTGCATTAATCAATGTAGCTGCAACCTCAATTTCAAGACCGGTTTCTCTGCAATGTTCCACAATAGCTTCGATATAGTTGTAGCGTGACCTAGCAACCAATGCATCGATAGCCTTGGCAAATTTTGCCATTTCATCTCTAGTAGGCATTATTTAAGTCCACATTTAGGGTCAAAGCATGTGTTTCTTTCCATGATAGCAACGGGAAGACCACATACAGAACACTTATCAAATAGATTTAATGATGTAATTGAGATTGTTTCTTCTGTAGGAAAATCAATGGCTGCTTGAGCTGCGCCATAAGATGGTATATCCATGTTATTATTGGAAGTCAGATTTGAAACCATGCTGTCAAATACTTGTGCGCCAATATAGTCTTCTTCATACTCATTGGGATAATCAGGTTCTGGTTCTTTGTAATAGTCAAGGCCTACAATTTCCAATTCACCATCAAATTCAAACGAACAACCTTTTAAGAATTGTCTGAAGTGTTCAAGTACAGTTGGTAAAAAGTCAGCTTCAAATTCTAAAGTATTTTTTGACCCAACAGGACCATCATGTTCACAGGTTAGAGTAAATTTAGGCATTATTTCACCACAGTTTCATATAGAGTTTCAAACTGGTCATGTACTGCCACTTCTTCATCATAATTTTGTTTCCAGTAAACCTTAACCATTCGTTGAACGATTTTCTTAGGTAACTGTAATTGTTTGCTGATATCAGCCGTTGCTTCTTTGATAAAGTCTTTCTCCGCTGACGCTCGAACCATCGCATCAGAACATTCACGGATAACTTTTAATAGTTTATCCCTGTCGGCTGGGTTAGATAATTGATTAACACTCACTTGCTGAATAGCCATAATATACTCCTAGTTTACTTTTTCATTGCATACGTAATGCAGGTTGGGTTTGTGCTTGTTTCATATGCACACTTTACAGACAATGGGTCAACACCTTTAGCAATAGCTGCTTCGATATTTTTGGCCATGTTGTTTCTGTCATTGATATTATAAATGATTGCACCAATAATTGCGGTACAAACCACAATAATTACCGATACACATACTGTAATCAAATCTTTATTCATAATAGATTCCTTTGTTTCTGTCAATTTTATCACCTTTGCTTTTGTAGAAAATATGCCTGCCAATCTGTTTCTCCTTTTGTAGTTTTGTCCAACCAGGATTTACATAATCTGCATGATAGTAGGTTGCCCCATTTGTTACATCCTTCATCCTATCAAAATTCAAATACATGTGTGTTGACATTTGCAATATCTCATTATACAACGGAGTATGCTTGATTGTCAAGAGCCTGGAGGTAAATGATGAGTCACAATACCAAGAAAACTGGCATGTCCCATTGAACTTTTGTTTTACCACATCACAAACTGTACCCGCATAGTTGCCTGTCTGAATACGATTGAAGGTGACGAACACCACCGCCTTGCGACCTTCAAGAGGTTCATGGGCAGCTTCAAAGTATACATTTTCTGCGAGACACGTTACCTGTTTTTTTGATTCATCGGTAAGTGAGTTGAAAGATGCTTTAATTGGCATCGTTGGATTTTGAATGTTGATGCTTGATATCATTATGATAATCGAAGCAAAGAACAGACTAAAAAGTATTGGTTTACTTCTCAATATTTCTCCTTGAATTATATTTAGTCCCAAAGGTTGCGATAATACTTCCCAAATAATTTGAAACCATTTCCAATTCTTTCATGTACAACCTTTAAGGATTCATAATCAGTTTCATGTGTGTGGTCATCATTGTAAACCATTTTAAACATCTTTGGTTTGCCGTTTTCATCCCACTCACAGGCTTCACTTCTTGTTGACCATTCGCCTTTAGAATATTTTTCTTCCCATTTGGTATCAAGGTGATGTTCAAATGCAAAAATCATTTCATCCATAACCCAATCCCAGCGTTTGAAATGATTACCATCGGTATCCCATTCATTCTCTTTAGCTGGTGCTGAAGTAGATTTCAGTTCTTCTGGTACATCATCGTCATCAACAT